TATAGGGCAAGCAGTGGTATCAACGCAGAAAGTACATGGGACGAAGGAAAACAAACAATTTGAATTTTTATATGTACTCAGCAATATCTTAGCAGAGCTCATCATGAATTCTCGCGTAAGAGACGTTGATTCACAAAAAGTGTACTCTGTTTGCCTCCCTGCAGAGGAAGATCCAGTGGAATACCCATCAGAATACTTCACTCGACACAAGACTAAGCCCGTCTTGTTTGTCTCTCAGAAAACATCATTGGAAGACCTTAGGCAATATGTATATCAAGGACTTCGAACAGGAGAGGTGTATATATCCCATGTGGTATCTTACCTCTATATGGTTCTAAAGGAACACAAAGAGACCAACGGTGAGAAATGGGTCTCTTTTGAAATCCAAATTGCTGACAAAGATGAAGAAGTATCTCCTTTTTGCCCCCTCATAATTAAAGAGGATGAATCAAAAATTCCCGACGGGAAAAAATGTCCGGACTGCACAATTGAAGATGACAAATGGTTGCCTACTTTTCTTCTCGGTCTTTACAGAATCGGGAGAGCAACCATTCCAGAATACCGGGCACTGCTGATGAAGAATCTGATGATTCAATGCAAGAATCTTTCTCATAGAGCTGTCGCTCTAGTGAGAGATACAGAGACCTTTTATGACGGATGGGGAAATAACCCAAACTTCTGCAAGGAGGTGGCTGCCATTGACATGTTCTACCACAGGTTCAAAAAGTCAGACCGGGCAGTCATTCGATTTGGAACCATTGTCTCCCGATACAAGGATTGTGCAGCTCTGTCTACCTTTGCCCATCTCAACAAGGTCACCGGTATGAGTCCCCTATCAATTGTCCTGTGGCTAACTCATCCGGCCTTGGTCAAAGACTTTGAGACAATGATGAAGGAAAATCAAGAGATTGACAAGGCAGATTCATACATGCCTTATCTCATCGACATGGGCCTATCCAGGAAGTCCCCGTATTCCTCCGTTAAAAACTCCTCATTCCACTTCTGGGGCCAAATGACTGCTCTGCTTGCAAGATCCGACAGAGCAAAGAATGCTCGGGTACCGAGTGACATCCCCAAATCTGATCTTACCACTGCTGCCTGGATATTCGGATATGCTATCAGTAGAACCTCCGACCTGAAGGTTCGCCTGGTTCAGGATAACTCGACCTCCGACATTCCAAATCCTGAACATGATCACCTTGGTCCTGAACCTCCCTCAAGCAGAGACTGTGCAGAATGGATGGCTTGGTGGGTCGACCAAGGAGGTATCCCGACTGCCGATATGAAATCCTTTGGACGGGGGGTGGTTTCCGCTTTGACTGATTTGCGCGCTGGGTCTGTGGGGAAGTTTGCTAAGGCTTATTTTGAGGGTGTGTAAGCATATGAAAAAAACTAGCAGAGCTCACAATGGACCCTGCTAAGCGGCTAGAGCATTACTCCAATATTCAGGAATCCCTCTCCGACATGGAAAAGATTGCTGAAATGGAAAATCCATCTTCCGTTCCAACTGACAACGTGGAGCATGATTACCGGAGTGAGGATTACCTTTACGGGATTCCGGCAGACATTGATCCAGAAGAGGATTCCCCGGAACCGGACAACACAGATCCCGATGAAGAGTACAAGGTTCATTTTGAGGGTGACCTARAAACTTACATGTTCAAGTTTCCGGGAAATCTGTCTTCTCATCAAACTACAGTCCTTTCCGCCTCTATGGATGGGATGGTCGATTGGCTCAAGAAAGTGCAGTCTTTCCTACTCACTTATCAGTTTAAGCCTGGAATTGGKATTCTACTGACCAAGAGTGATGCTGCCTCTAATACTGAAGACAATGTCGACCCAGCGGAAGTCCCTGGACCTAGTGGAGCAGAAACTGATCTGGACCAGAAGGATTACATTGACAAGACTTTCCGTCTCGAGAATATCAAAGGAGGACCTCCTTTCTGCAGCACTGTATCTGATCTGTTCGGTAGTAGAGAGGCGGCTCTAACTTCCCTCCAGACCACCAAATCTATTGATATGACTATTGTGGAGGGCCTTAAGAGGAAGCGTCTCTTCAACCAGGCCAGAGTGAAATACCGTATGGCTCCAGTTTGGAAAGACTAAATCTTAATTTTCAATCAGAGTTTGAGTGGTGTGGTACGCATCTATGAAAAAAATCAGCAGGGATCAAAATGCTGTCCCTAAGAAAATCTCTCTCGAAGAAAATCAAAAGTTTTACGGAGACCAAAGGAGCCCCGGGAGTTGTTGATGCACCGTTCTGGATGGATCCTCCTCCATATAACCCAGACTACCCAGAGGACACTCGCTGTCAAAGTGTGAGTATAACTTTTCGGGGATCCCTCAGGATTGTTTCGAACAAAATGTTCAAAAGCTTCGAAGAAGCTGTATTGGTGTCTTCATTGTGGGAAAAAGATTATGACGGATATTCGGGTAAGAGACCCTTCTATAGAGTTATCCTCCTGGTTCTTATCCGTCGGCTTAAAATGGTAGGTCAGGTTATGAGGAGTGGAGGAATATATGAGTATACTAGTGAGATCAATGGGAGAACGACTATACACCATGACCTTGGGAACCTACCAGAGTTTAGCTCTTCTGAAGAAATTTTTACTAAAACGTGGGATCTAAATGAAAGGAGAGGATCAGTTAAATTCAAGATTCAACTAGGAGAAGTTGATATGGACCCTACCTTGGATCAAATCCTCAACCCGTCCATTTTCTCCTCAAAAGAAGAGTTTCTTAGTGGATGCAAAATGTTGGGTATTGAATTTAAGGAAGATGGCGACAAGCTAGTGCTGATTAAGTGATATCATAAGCATATGAAAAAAATCAGCAGAGATAATACTGCAATTAGAGATGGTCCGAATAATATGTTGGCTGGGACTGGTGCTAAGTGTCCAGGCTGCCAAAGTCATACTGCCGGTCAAGCTGGAGTCTGACTGGGTCCCCGTTTACTCCGGTGAGAGAATTTGTCAATCGCACAGAGAGAAGATACCCCCAGGCATTTATGAATCACTCAAGGTAGAAGGTCAAGTGCCAGTGAGACAACAATCTCAGGGAGCTGACGGATACTACTGCCATAAGACCATATACTCTGTTCTTTGTGACTTCAAGTGGTACGGAGTTAAAAGAGTCCGCCACAGTGTTAAAAGAGACACACCTAGTTACAGTGAGTGTCTTAAAGCTGTTGATGATGAAATATCAGGGATGAGTGAGTATGTAGGATTTCCACCACCATCTTGTAACTATCTCGTGGAGACCAGAAGTCAGAATATAGAAATAATTCTATCTAAACACTCAGTCAAGATTGATGATTACAAGCAATCTTGGATGGACTCTACTTTCCTAGATGGTGGATGTAGTCATGCCCCATGCTTGACTACAGTGCCCGGGACCTTATGGATCCCTACGGACAATCTAACATCAGCATGCGATATCACCTTCAGGAAACAAGAATTTACTATATATTATCCAAAACAAAAACCGGCCCATCTCTCCTCAGATCAGATATTTATTACATCCCCATACCATCCGGTTTCTAGTCTGTCGAAATCATGTCTAATTACTCTATGTGGGAAAACAGGCATCCGGCTTCCAGGAGGATCTTGGTCATCATTGGATAATCATAAATCATTCCATGATATCAAAATCGAAACACTCCTTTCCAACTGCAAGTCCTCTACCGAGATTTACTCCTCTCCACCAGATTTGAGAAACATCAGAATGGTATGGGACTTGGAGAGGGTTATTGAGAATTCACTTTGCCAAGGAACTTGGGACAAGATAGAAACCCGCCAAAAGATCACTCCACTGGATTTAAATTACCTCAGCCCATCGGAGCCAGGTCCAGGATGGGGATTTATCCCGAAAAATGGGTCTATACACAAGGCCCAAATCCTTTACATCCGGGCAGATGTCGATGATGACACAATAGCTCTTGGTCAAAAATATAACAAAGGAAAGGATGAATTCTATTTTAACTGGAATGATTGGGAACTCTTAAATGGGATCAAAATCGGACCGAATGGAATTATCACTAATGAKACTCATGTCAGAATCCCCTATTATTCAGTAGGGATCGGAAAGCTTGATGAGGATATGATAACACCAGACGAGGTTGGGGTCATACACCATATTGATCATCTCAAGCAGCGAGTGCTCGTCCAAACCAATTTGGATCGGGTTTGGATTCATGAGGGAGAGAATGGAGATCTCATCACCAGTGTAAGTCACTGGTGGCATGATGTCATCAAACATTCTTGGGAAATCTTTGCATTAATCGGTGGACTGTTCTCTTTGTCATGTATATGTTCTCTGTGCTCATGTAGGAAAAAGAGAAGAGAGAGCAGGCATCAAGAGACAATGTCATTTGTATGAAAAAAACTAACAGAGATCATGGATCTCATTGAAGAGAATGACGWCTGGGGATTACCTCCAGAGTCGGATTTCTCTCTTGAAGGAGTATACTCAGAAGATGACAGAATATCTTTCATTAATACCTATGACTACAATCTTAACTCTCCTCTCATCTCAGATGATGTGGATTACCTAATAGCGCGTCATCATGGATACAATGTGCCACAAATTTGGCAGAAAAAAGATCTTTCTTGCCCGTTGTCCTGGATGGAAGAGGCAAAGAAAGACTGGCACAAATCTGCTGAGCACCACAAATGGTTTGGGTCTTGGATCAAGAATGAGAACCATGAAGTCACACAAGGAATCTCTTTTCTCAACAGAGTAGAGAGTGAATCCATCTTAACACATGAAATAGTTGAATCATTTTTGTGGGCCTGGTGTAAGAAAGAGGTAAAGTATGTGTCAAAAGGACAAGGGTGGGGAATCAAAAGATGTTATGCTCTAGCTCAAAAATTCCTAGATTTGCACAAGGTGATTCTGCAAATGAATGCCAGTAGTCTTACTGAAGTACAGAATCTCCAACTTTTACTGAACACAGTAGAAGTAAGAGGAGGTCACAAATTTCAATTACATTCTCTTGGCACCGTCGTTGTGTCCAAAAACTTCCTGTTTCTGCTCCATTCTTCTCAGGTTTTTGATAGGAATTTTGTACTCATGATGAAAGATGTGGTCGTAGGTAGGTTGCAAACCACCTTGGCCATGATCAATCGTGTAGACTCAAAATTCAGCCCTGACTCCATTCAGATCCTTTATAATGTATACAATCTGGGTGACAGGGCGTTGGCTTCAATAGGATCCCGGGCATACGATTCTATCAAGATGATAGAGCCGATATGCAATTTAAGATTGACTGAATTAGCCCATGAATATCGTCCTTTGATACCACCTTTCCCCAAGTTTGGAGAGCACGTCAAGAAGACAATTCAGGACCTAACACAGGAATGTGTAGAAATATCTGACATATTTGAAATAATTAGTTGTATAAAGGATGTTGAGCTGGTGCTCCTCATCTATGGATCATTTCGACATTGGGGACATCCCTACATAGATTATTTTGCTGGCCTAGAGAAATTACATCAACAGGTTACAATTCCCAAAGAGATAGATACAAAGTATGCAGATGCGTTAGCCAGTGATTTAGCTAAAATGGTCCTGCAACAGATGTTCAGGGAAAAGAAGAGGTGGTTTGTCTCCCTGGAACACCTGGACAAGAAACATCCATTTTATAATCATGTCATTCAAAATAGCTGGCCAACCATGGCTCAAATACTGGACTTTGGCGACAAATGGCATGAGTTACCTTTGATCAAGTGTTTTGATATACCTGATCTGATAGATCCTTCTGTAATTTATGCTGACAAGAGCCATTCAATGAACCGAAGTGAGGTCATCCGCCATATATTGTACAAGTCTGACACACCAATTCCATCCAGGAAGGTTATGAAAACGATGTTAGAGACACCCGCCACCAACTGGGTAGAATTCTTAGAGAGCATCGACAAAGAAGGATTGGACCATGAAGACCTTATTATAGGCCTCAAAGCAAAGGAACGTGAGTTGAAAACCGTAGGTCGGTTCTTCTCTCTAATGTCTTGGAAATTAAGAGAATACTTCGTGATAACAGAGTATCTCATAAAGACTCATTTTGTTCCTTTGTTTCACGGGCTCACCATGGCGGACGACCTGACAGCTGTTATGAAGAAAATGATGGAGTCATCTTCAGGACAAGGCGCCTCCGACTATGATGCCATTGCCATTGCGAACCATATTGACTATGAAAAATGGAATAACCATCAACGGAAAGAATCCAATGGTCCTGTCTTCAGAGTCATGGGTCAGTTCCTAGGGTATCCAAATTTAATTTACCGGACGCATGAGTTTTTTGAGAATAGCCTCATATATTACAATAACAGACCCGACCTGATGAGAGTGGTGAATAATACCGTGGAGAACAGTTCTGATCAAAGAGTCTGCTGGAATGGTCAGGCAGGGGGGCTCGAAGGACTGCGGCAAAAAGGATGGAGTATATTAAATTTGCTGGTGATAGCTAGGGAATCTCAGATTAGAAACACCTCTGTCAAAACTCTGGCACAGGGGGACAATCAGGTGATTTGCACTCAATATAAGACAAAAAATTATAGAAATGAGAATGAATTAGTCTGCTTGTTAGAACAGATTAAATTGAACAATCAGGCAATCATGGACGCAATAGAAACTGGGACGACCAAGCTGGGACTTATTATAAATCAGGATGAAACGATGCAATCTGCGGATTATCTAAATTATGGGAAGGTTCCAATATTTAGAGGAGTCATCCGAGGTCTTGAATGCAAAAGATGGTCCAGAGTGACATGTGTCACCAATGATCAACTCCCGACTTGTGCTAATTTGATGTCATCAGTTTCCACCAATGCCCTAACAGTGGCGCATTTCGATCAGGATCCTGTCAATGCCATAGTTCAGTACAATTACTTTGGAAATTTTACACGACTCTTGATGGAGATGCACAATCCTGCAATGCGGTCTCCTCTTTCTCGAACTCACATCCAATATGACAATTTGGCGTTCAAGGTTGGAGTTCTGTATCTAGATCCCTCCATTGGAGGCGTGTGTGGGACTGCTTTGACTAGATTCTTAATTCGATCTTTTCCTGATCCTGTATCAGAGAGTTTAACTTTCTGGAAAATGATCTATCCCTTCGTGAGGACTCCTCAATTGAAACAATTGTGCGTTTCTTTTGGGAACCCAAAAATTGCCAAGTTTCGACCAGATCATATAGAAAAATTGCTAGAGGATCCGACCAGTCTAAATATGGCGATGGGAGTGAGTCCTATAAACTTAATTAAAACTCAAATTAAAAACAATCTTATCCAAAACAGAAATAGTATAGAGAATAGGATCGTCCGAGATGCAGTTACTCATATTCATCAAGACGATGAAGATATGAGGAACTTCCTCTGGTCTATTGAACCTTTGTTCCCCAGGTTTTTGAGCGAGTTCAAGTCTGGATCTTTCATGGGGGTTGCAACCAGTGTTGTTTCGCTTTTCCAAAACTCCAGAACAATCAGAAATATATTCAAAAACAGAATGGGAAGGGAGCTAGATGGAATCATCTCGAATAGCGAGAAAACTTCTTTAGAACATCTAGCATCTTACAATAGAGAATCAAACGAATCGATGTGGAGCTGTTCTGCTACCCATGCCGATTATCTACGAGTTCAATCCTGGGGACGTCCTGTACTGGGAACTACTGTTCCCCATCCGGCAGAAATGCATGGTAGTGGTGAGATAAAAACACCATACTCCACATGTTGCAACTCTTCAAAATTTGATTACATCTCGGTGCATTGTCCCAAAGGACTCTCAAACACCTTAAACGAGCGAGGTCCATTGCCTGCTTATCTGGGGTCTAAAACATCTGAGAGCACATCTATTCTTCAACCATGGGAAAGAGAGACAAAAATCCCTGTAATTCGCCGTGCTACAAGGTTAAGAGATGCAATCCATTGGTTCATCGAACCTGACAGCAATTTGGCGAAGAGTATTATAAACAATATCGAGTCATTAACAGGGGAGATTTGGAGTGTATCATTGGAGGGATTTAAGCGGACAGGATCTGCATTGCACCGATTTACTACTTCCAGGGTCAGTCACGGAGGGTTTTCTGCTCAAAGTCCTGCTAAATTGACAAGAATGCTCTCCACTACAGACACAATGAGGGATCTCGGTGATGTGAACTTCGATTTTATGTATCAGGCCTCTCTGCTATACTCCCAGATTAGCACATCTGTGATATTAGATGGATCAAAATACTCTGGGGTTGTCCACTTTCATATAAAATGCAATGAATGCCTCAGAGAAATAGTAGAGCCTACTCTTGATACTATCAAAGAATACCGACCTGTGCGAGTCGATCACATCTTGTCTGCATGGAAAAATTCTGGATCATCTTGGGGAGACCCTGTTGTACATCTTAAAATAAGGAAAGGCGATTGGACCCGACTGAATACATTTCAAAAATCTTACCACATTGGACGGGCCATCGGTTTCTTGTACGGTGACCTTGTCAATCAGAAATCAAGAAGATCTGAAGATAGTTCCATATTCCCACTTTCTCTTCAACATCACCTGAATGGAGCGGGATTTATGAGGGGGATCTTGAACGGATTGGTCAGAGCCAGCTGTTGCCAAGTTATCCATAGACACAATATACACACCATAAAAAGACCTGCAAATTCTATTTTTGGCGGGCTCATATTTTTGATCGATCAAATATCAGACTCTACTCCATTTCAGAACCTCTGCAGGGCCGGTCCGATACGAGAAGCTTTAAATGGAATTCCTCACAAAGTCCCTGCATCATATCCCACCTCAAACTCAGATTTGGGTATCAGCATTCGGAATTACCTTAAATACCAATGCAAGAGAATCGAAAGAGGTCAATACAAAGATGACTTCCCAGACATCTGGGTTTTCTCCGATACGATGTCAGTGAATTTTGCCGGTCCTATCGCGTTGTCTAGTTCTATTATGTCCTGCCTTTACAAACCTGCACTGAAGAAACAAGACAAAGACAATCTCAGAGTGCTTAGCAACCTGTCGACCATGATGAGATCAGGGGAAATATGGGGAGAAGCAGAGAGTGCACTGTTACAAAACAATCTTTTAGCATGCTCTGAAGAAATCAGGCATGCTGGAAAAGGAATAATTATTCCTGACAGTCCTGTTGATCCACCCCTCAAGTGGGGCAGAGAGTATATTGGGACTGTTGTGAGTACGGAAGTGTCTCTCAGCATCAAGACCGAGGAGAATAAATTAAAGAGACCCCCAAGAGTGAGTGATCCATTAATATCTGGCCTAAGAGCCGCACAATTGCCAACAGGCGGCCACTACAAAATTAGAACATTAATTAAAGGCTTTGGAATACATTACCAGGACTTTCTGTGTGGGGGAGACGGATCCGGAGGAATGACAGCTGCGTTGCTTCGAATCTCACCCAAGTCAAAATGTATTTTCAATAGTCTGTTGGATTACAATCAGTCAAATATGAGAGGATCTTCTCCGGATCCCCCAAGCGCATTAGAGACAGCTCCGAATGCGGCGCCCAGATGCGTGAATTCAAACACATGCTGGGAGGACCAATCAGATTTGACACTGAATGAAACATGGACTACGTTTAACCGGTACAAAGAAAAACACAACCTCAAACTTAATCTATTAGTCCTAGATATGGAATCGGTGTCAGAGGATGCCACAAACACAATAGCTAAAATGGTGCGGGCGCATATGAATATCCTGTTAGAGAGAGACTCCTATGTGATCTTTAAAACGTACGGGACCATCATATCAGGCAAACAAGAAAATCCATTGTCAATTTTGGCCCCACTTTTCGAGCGGACGTACCTTGCCCAGACCACAGTCAGTAGCAGCCACACTTCTGAACTATACATTGTGGGAAAATATTTCCGGAAATCAAGCATCAACTTAAGTGTTATATGGGGTGATTTGGAAGTTTGGTGGGAAAATATATATGCATTCAGGGGGTACCATAGTGAATTTGAGAGGGCCATTCTGCTCTCCAAAGCAAACACCCAAGAAGGAGTTCCACTGTCTTTGCTACAAGATCCTTGGATTAGCTTAGAAACCCTTCTTCAAATTGCCGGTGTTCCAGGAGGGGTCTCTCATAATATCTGTATGGAGCTGAAAAATCACTCATTTGTTTTCTTAGAGGTAACATACATTTTGTGTTCAATTGTGTCTCTCTTTACAATCAACCACATTAGGGTGTTCTCCAAAAGACCAGGCCCTCCTAGCGATGGGGCAGTCACGAGAATGGCTAGTGCTCTGACAGGTATTTTCTTCTCTTTGGCTCTAAGATACAGTGATCTCAGACTTTATACCCTATTGTATAAGATGAACAATATTGCCTTCCCCATCCGAATTCGCGTGACAAAAGTGAACAAGGGTTATAAACTGTCATGGAGTTGTCACGGAGAAAGTGATTTTGCAAAGGATTGCAGACTGAATGCCCAGCAAGCCAATATCGGGCAATGGATTAGGACCCTACACAGATGTAACATCCCTAGGGGACTCCCAGACTACAATAAAGTTAATAAGACCTTAAGACAGGTCAATGAGAAATTACAGGTCAAAAGTATGATCGACTTAACAGGGATAAAGGATGTTTTTGAGAGGAAGATTGATCCTGAAGACAAGTCTGTGCCGTTTGCTGCGTGTGAAGTAAATAAAGTTGATAATTGGTGTGATTGAGCTATG